ATCATACATATTCATTGCAGATCTCATTCTGCTCTTATTTTTACATAGACATAGACGTGTTGAATAGGGGCAGACCCCTAATCACATTTGCTGTGTTTATTATGAGAGACCTACAGAATTGGTTTATAATTAAATCTGTAGATTATGAGAATGTATATTAATATGATATTTAGTCACCACAAGTGCCAATTATTAAGTGATAATCGTATGAATGAAATAGTTGTGACTACTGTTTTATTAAAGTTTGTGCCATTATCCCAGAGAGTCAACTCTGTAGTAAATCAACACATTTTTTGCTCCTCGTCAGACAGGATACTGATCACGTAATAGATGTTTTATACATTGAAGCTACGAGAACTACGATCGTAATCAACGATTTCTGCCTGAGAAGGCTAATAATATCTTTTTAGGTTCTTTATCCCTCATTATGAAATTAAAGCGTCGTTCGAATCCGATACGAAAAATCGGAAAATTAACTCACAAACATTTCGCGTTATGTTAGTGACAAATATGTAGTAGAGCTACACACGTTGCCATAATGGGTAACAACACGCTGTTGATGATTGAATTTTAATTATTGAAGTGCTAGAACTTACACCTTGGCTTGCAGGTAAAACTGTTTGGGTGTTCTGAAAAGGTTACACTGGACCTATTTCAGAGTGTGATGTACGACATGGAGCTGTATCACAATCTTTTTAAGATTGTGTGAGACAGCACTTTGAGATTTTATGAAAATCATTATTATAACTGGTTACAGTTTGTTTTCAACATTGGTCGATGTTGTTAAAAGAATTGTAATGCGTGGCTTGTTTAACTGTTCCAAAAGCTTGAGGAACGACTTTTCGAGTAAAATTTATTTTAGACCACAAACGGCGCTAAGGTTTGGGTTAATAGCCCCCTTAGCATCGAAGAGCACGAAGTTAGTAAAAGCCTAAATATCTGTCAGTTTTTATTAATCATTTTTATGATGGTTATTTCACGTATTGGTTTCGTTCAATTCCTATATTCACAATCCGGTTATGGTAAGTCGAAATGGGAATTCCGTCGAAAGAACGAGAAAAAGTTGCGCGATAAAAGAGAAAGCGCAGAACGGGCAAGAGAAAAGCGTATTGAAGAGGCAAGAAAGATAAAGCAACGTGCGCGTAATGCTAATCAGCCTCTGAAATCGCAATTTGGCGTAAAAGAAGCAATCAATTTTACACTTGATGCTCCTGATTGGATATTGAATAACATCGGTACCTATTGGTTGGCATTTCGTGAAATTGCTTCTGATTTCAACTTTTCTTTACCAGATTTTACTATTCCGGATATTGGAAAGTACTGGTTATTATTTAAGGAGAGTGAAGTCTTTTCTGAATTGTATTATATTCTCCAAATGATGGTTACAT